AAATAAATTTAGGTTTTGGAATAGTAGACCCAAATGGAGATCATTGGTCTTATTTTGGCGGAGATGTAACGCTTAAAAATACAGCGTTATTTAACACAAGTACACTTAATACTACAATAGTAGGTCATTTAATTATCCAAAATACCGCAGAGTTTAGAACTAACGGCAATGTAACTATTTGTGAAAGATGTGTAGATGCAACGTATGGTTTAGAAATGGCTAATGGCAATAATGGAACATTTAATGCCAAATTATCTGCTGGAAACATCACAATAGGCAGTTTTTATTTAGGTTCAGGAAGCACATTTAATGCGACAACTGGAACTACAACATTAAGTAGCAGACAATCAGGTGGAACTACTATAAACATACAAAATAAAGGACATTTTGACCACAATAACGGACTTGTTAATATAACACAAACTGTCGGAACAACTTTAATTGAATTACGAGGAGTTGATACTGGACAGGTAGATGGTATTGTTTTCAATAACTTATCACAAAATACAGGTTCACAGACTACTCTTTATAACGTAGCAGGGGATGCTGGTTCCGAACCAACTGTAACTGTTTTAGGAAACTTTAATCTTTTAGGGGGGGGAATTTGGGATACGAGAAGCGGGGCAGACAGTAATATAAATAATAATATAACTGGAACTTTAACAATAGGTTCTAGTACTACATTCTTAGGAGAAAATGCAAATATAAATGCTGGAAATATCAATATAACTGGAACGTATAATGCAACAACTGGAACTACAAATATAACTTTTGGTAACTTTAGCAATTACGGAATATTCAATCATAGCTCCGGCAGAGTCTTCTTTGGCGGAGGAACTGGAAGTAATCAATCTATAACTGGAACAAATGAAACAACATTCTTTAATTTAAATATTACAAATCAAGTAACTAATGTAACGTTAGAACAAAATACAACTGTTGAAGGCGTTCTTAATATTGATTCACTTGCTGGTTTAGTATTGGATGCGACAGACAAGAACGTTGCATTAAGTTTCGGTAACGATACAGGTGGACGCAGCACGATGGTATTATCGGGCGGATTAAGATTCGCTGGAAATGTAGCTAATCACGTTACAATTCAAGGCAGACACGCTAATCATCCTGTAATCATATCTCCAATTAATAGAATAATTTTTGATAGTGGAGGTTCTGGCTCTGTTGTAAATTTAAAGTGGCTTGACTTGGTAGACAATGGTGCTAATACTAAAGTTACGGGCGGCGGAGGAGTTACATTAAACATAACTGGAAATGTATCAAGACGAAGCTGGTTGCTTGTCACTTCTGCTGGAGATACTTTTAACGCTACGCAGCCGGATACTAATATAAGCGCTAGAGGCGGCGCAGTAGATGATATTCAATGGTTAGGTCCTACAAATATAATTGGCGGAATGGGAAAGCCCATATTAATCTCAAAATTTGATGGCATTGAATTTAGAGATGCAGGACCATATTTTATGCAGTATGTTACAATAGACAGTGGTGGAGCCACTGGTGGAACCGCTTTTTTAATAGCTGCCACCAATCCGATAATTACAAAAATAGATAATATCACAGTAATAAATTCCAACAGAGCTATTCGAGGTCCTTTTGGTATTGTTGAAATTAAAAAAGATATATTAGTAACAAATTCTACATTCGCAAGTGAATCAACTCTAGTACCCTATCATCCTTCAGCTCAGCAAATACACATAGACGATTCCAATTTCACGTGTATCAGATGTAACTTTACTAATAGGATTGGTTATTACGGCGACGCTGGAGAATTTGGTTACATATTATCTATAAATGCAACCGACCCGGTAACTGGAGTACAAACAAACAATATTGATTTCTGGGGTAACGCTCACGCTAAAAGCTTTAATGCTACTCTTGGAGCGCAGCCTGCAAATTGGAGCAGCTCTGCCAACTTGACATTAAGAAATATACAATCTTGGACTGGTAATTATTTATTTAATACAACTTTAATTTTTGAAGAAAATGTAACCATAGCAAATATCACTCTAACAAATTATACAGTAATGAATATTAGTGCTGGTAATGGCACTACACTCACTAATAATCTAAATGTAAATGGTACTTTAACCATAGGAAAGAATGCTAACCTAACAGCTATGGGAACTGCAACAGTATCTCCTCTTGGTTATGTTAATTCAAAAGAAGGTAATACTCCTATTTCATTTGGTTCTTTAATACTTAATAATGGAACATATAACGCAACAGCTGGAGTAACAACACTAACGTCTGAAAATTCAGATGGAAGGGCGTTAGATAATTTAGGAACGATTATACACAACTCTGGATTATTTAACATAACTGCAACATCTAATGCAACCATAAACACTGGTAAAGATTCCTTATTCAATTTGCAAATAGCTGCTCCGCTTGGTAATATAACTCTCTTAAATGATACAGATTTAATCGGTGGTTTGAATATAACAAATGGTACACTCGATACGAATACGAGCTTTGGTCACGGATTAACATCTAATAATTTAGTTATCTTAGACGGTACACTGCATACTAGAAACTCTAGTAATATTTCGTTAAGTGCATTGACAATTAACTCAGCTGGTGCATATAATGCAACACTAAGCACTACAAACATTACAAATGGTAATTGGACAAATTCAGGAAGCTTTACACACAACGCCGGCAGAGTCTTCCTTGGCGGCGGAACTAATGAAAATCAAACTATTGGCGGTAATAATGAAACGACATTCTTTAATTTAAATATTACAAATGGCGTTGTTGCGGTAACGCAGGAACAAAATACAACTGTTGAAGGCGTTCTTGATATAGCTGCTGGATCAAGTTACATATTTGATGCAACTGATAAAGTTCTAGCTGCGACATTTGGAAATGCATCAGGTGGAAATACTAAGATAATAAATTCCGGCACATTAGGTTTTGCTGGCAATAGAATTAATTTCGTAAAGATAATAGGTGCGAGAGGACAGAATCCTATTACTATAAGCGGAACAGACTGGGATTGGGATTCCGGCGGTTCTGGCTCTGCAGTTAATATATCAAATGTTGATTACCAAATAGATGCTACTACTGGTGGCGGCGGAGTTACAGTTATATTAGATGGTACGAGCGTAAATCTAAATGATTTTATTCTTACTGCTGGAGATTCATTAAACGCTACTAAATCAGGTTTAATAATTACTATTGGGAATGTAACAGCAGACCAATTAACTATACGAGGAACTATTAATTTAGACAGCGTAATTATAAATTCTTATTACGCTTTATTATTTAATAATGCAAACGCTATTATAAATATTAATAATATTTCTGTTAAAAGTGCAGCTGATTATGGAATACAAATTGCTAATATAAATAGAATAATACAACTTAATAATTCTATATTTAGAAGTGGTGACCCTTATGCTGGAATGTATATACAACTAAGTGGAAAAACAATAACAGGTACAAATAATACGTTTGTTGGTATTGCCAATAGTAATAATGTATATGGACAAGATATTTACTTAAACGATGGTGCTAAAGCAGAATTAACAAATAGCACTTTTACTACGGTGGGATTTATTGGACCAACTGGCTATTTAATATCAAAAGACCATAATAAAGTAACAAATAACTGGACTATTTGGGGTATGTTGGATACAACAACAGGTAACTCAACTGGCGGATATAACGGAACCAACTGGACAGCAAGCGATAGTATTAATTTAGCATTAGCAACCAGATACACCAATTATTTTCCATCTAATTTAAACGCCACTAATAATTTTGTAGTTGGAGGTATGAATATAAGTAATGGAACTAATTTAATTGGAAGTAATTATAATTTAAGTTTAGGAAGTTTGTATATAATTTCTGGAGGACTTTACAACGCAACAACAGGAACTACAACACTAACATCTGAAAATCCAGATGGAAGAGCGTTAGATAATTTAGGAACTATCACTCATAACTCTGGAAGAGTTAACATAACTGCAACATCTAATGTAACCATAAACACTGGCAAGGATTCTTTATTCAATCTGCAAATAGCTGCTCCGCTTGGTAATATAACTCTCTTAAATGATACAGATTTAATAGGTGGTTTGAATATCACTACAGGTACATTAGATACGAATACGAGCTTTGGTCATAGATTAACTGCAACTAATGCTGTTATTATAACTGGTACCTTGCACGGCAGGAATTCAAGTAATATTACGTTAGGAGGCGTTATAATTAGTTCTACGGGTACATTTAATGCGACGACTGAAACTATGCTTTTAACTAAAGAAATTACATCTAACGGTATGCCATTTGATAATGATGGCATATTTACTGCTAATAACGGAACTATTAATATTACAAATAGTATCGGAGATGATACTTCTTTTGACTTACTTGGATTAAACAACGGCAATATTTGGAACTTAAATATATTGAATACCTTTAGTAATTACTATGGAAGTAATGGCGGACAAATAGATAATAATTTCTACGCAAATAATGCTAATTTTAGAGCAAGTTCTGTCGGAGCAGTTTCAGATTTTAATGTAACTGGAAATCTTAGATTAGAAAATGCAGGTAGATGGGGTAATAATGGAGATACAGGAAATCAATATTTTGGTTCAATAGATATTCTCACTACTGGAGATTTCAGAGCTACTTCTAATGCAACAATAATAACTTCTGAAAATACAAATGGAAAAGCATTGGATAATCGCGGAACAATAACTCATAACTCTGGATTATTTAACATAACTACAACTACAAATGCAACAATAAACACTGGTAAAGACCCTCTATTTAATCTACAAATAGCAACAGGAATAGGCAACATAACTTTACTAAACAATACAGATTTAGCTGGTGGATTAAACATTACAAGCGGAATATTGGATACAAACATTAGTTTCGGTCATAGACTTACAGCTTCAAATCAAATTATACTAAATAGCGAACTATATGGTAGAAACTCTTCAAATATTACTTTTAGCTCTGTAATTATAAATTCAGGAGGAAGATACAACGCTACTTCTGGCAAGACTGTATTTACAGATTTAATAAGTAACTCTAGTTTAATAGGAGCATATATAATAGACCAGAATGGTTCAAGTATACAAAATTTAAGGCTTAATCAAACTATATTTAACTTAACAGCATATAATATTACACTATATGATGTATTAAATGTAACTCTATCTGACCCAACAGGAGCGAGAAATACAAGCAATTATGTGAATATAAGTCAGCCAACATATTTTGTTTCTGCGTGGGCTTTCTTAAATATATCTTATACTACATTCACAACAGAAACAAATATTGATATGTTCAAACATAACGGAACAAGATGGAATTTAGTTCCACAACCAAGAGGTAGAAATACAGAAGGAAATTATGTATTTGCAAATATATCTTCGTTTAGTCCATTTGCACCTATGGAAAATAATATAGCTGCAACAGAGGCTTTATTAGTAACTGTAAATCCACTTACAAATAAAACCATATTAGAATTCCCTGTAGCACAAGGTATTAACGAAACCCAATCAGCAATAGGGCAAACTATTACATTAGGAATACTAAACGCATCTGTGAATTCAAGTTACGCTGGAGATATTAACGTGACTGTAAATGCTACGATAGGATTAAACGGAATAAGTATTTACATAGCAGAACATAATATGACTAATAACTGCGATAACGCTGTAGGAAGAGGTATGAATCTCTCAACCACCCAGCAAGTAATTAGTAGTTTTTTTAATATATTTAGCGGACAAAAACAATACTGGTTATGTGCTGTTTACAATGTTAGTGAATTAGGAGATATAGATGCGACTATTGATTTTAATAGCGTGGAAACATAATGGTTAAATATGAAGATAAAACACATCCTATATGGAACAAGGTTAATAGTATGGAAGATAAAATATCAACATTAGAGGCGGACGTAAGCGTTATCAGAAATGATATAAGATGGATAAAAGAAAAACTTGATGGCAATACAAAAGTAATATATGGTGTTGGAGTTGGAGTAATAGTGGCTATCATAAGCCAAGTATTATTTAATGTATTATAATGCCAAAAATATCATTTCCAATAAAAGTGAGAGTAAAAGCACCTTGGGATAGATTAAAAAACTGGGAATACATAACAAAAGTATGGAGAAATCCTAAACAATTAGAAAAGATATGGAATCTTAAACATAGTTGGGATAAACCCGAAAGAGGATAACAATGGTTTGGAATTTAGGTTCAGTTCAAGTAGAAGTAAGTAAATTAATAGAAAGCATACCAACAGCGATAAGTGGAACTGAGATGAATTCTCTTATAGATAGAGAAAGAATTTATTTACAAAATATATTAGGTGTGAATATTGGAAGTAATTCTATTGGAGAATCTCACCAACAGGTATTGGTTGATTTAACTGCAGTTTCAGTTATTAATTCTATGGAATTAACAGGGGCAGATGTATCATCTGTTAGTTTGGGAGAATTTAGTGAAAGTAAAGGTGCCCAAAGTAATTTATCTATCGCTAAAACAATGTTTCATACAAAGGCACTGGAAGGAATCAAAGCATTAGGAATAAGAAACAGTATGTATAAATCATTTGGATAATGGCTTTCACAGATGAATTGATAACAGATGTAAATAGCATAATAAATTCTAGAGGTACGAGTGTTAGATTAAAACATTTCACGGAATCTTTTTCTGGAGCAGATTTTGACAATGCTTATTTAACTCAAAGCGGAACTAATCAATGGGTTGTAGCGTTTCCCCAACCTCTTAATGATAATAAGGCAGGAGAGGATTTAAGGTTATTAGAACAAGGTGCTATTAGTTTTGATGGTAGAAAGGTATTTTTTGCTGGCAGTGTTGAAATAAATCCAGATAGTATTATAGGGATTGGTAGTCCAACACCAATAGAATTTCATGTTATCAATAAAGGTATAATTGTATATAGCCTTGTAGGTACTAATGTATATAAAAAAGTGTATGTAGAAAGGTTAAATACAGGTAGTTTTATAGGACAATATTGATGGGAGTAAAAATAGAAATATTAGGGGTTCCAGAAATGATTAAGAAGATAGGAATATTAAAAAATAAAATAATAAATGCTCAAAGACAATCTTTAATTGAAGCAGGTGAACATTTAAGAGGAGAAATTATATTAAGTATTTCAGGTCAAAGAGAAGAACCTAGAAGTGTAGATACTGGTAATTTTATGAGAAGTATTCAAAAAACAGTTGATACTGAAAAAGCTGTTATTAAAAGTGATGTTTCTTATTCAAAAGAATTGGAATTTGGTACAAGTAACAGACCTGCGAGGTCACATTTTCAAAATTCTGCTAATAGAGAAGAAACAAAAATTAAAGAAATAATAAATAAAACAGTTAAAAATGCTTTAAAATCTTAATTACTATAGTTGTTATAACAACTCTTTAATATATTTTAAATATTATCATAAGGTATAATATTTATTAACCTCCTCAAGCGAGAGGAAAAAGGTAAGCCAAGCGAGGCACAATGACAATAACAACATCCACATTAATGGCAGATTCTGTAAAACAGATTCGTACATATATTCAAACAATTACTGACCCTGTTTCTTCAGTAAGACCATCTGGTTCTTCCTTTGTATTAACATCTTACCCAGAAAGAGCAGTATATTATCCTATAATATCAATTAAGACTATTAAATTTGACACAGTAGGTAGATGGATAGGAACTGATAGTCAGATAATATCAATAGGTTTAGAAATCAGAGTATGGGCTAGGAATGAAAAAGAAAAAGAACAATTAGGAGATAGTATTTATGATACATTGAGAAATATACAATTAACTACAACTACAGGTAGTGTAGCTTTGGGATTATTTAATTTTAATTTTTCAATGATAGGAGATGTAGATGAAATAGGATTAGGTTCCGTTAAATCAAGAATATTTAGAGTTGGATTTAATTATTTTGCTACAGATTAAAATGACAAAAATATATATAAAACAAATAGGACCCCACCAACCATATGGTATGATTAAAGAAATAGATGAAATAATAGCATTGGAGTTAATTAAAACTGGACAATGGATTAAATTAGATTCTTCAAATCAATATGATAAAAAATATTTGGAGAAATTATCAATGGATGAACTTCAAAAAATTGGGCATAAATTTAATGTTAAAGATAATAAGAAAGAAGAACTTATTCCTAAAATTTTAGAAGCAGAATCAAAGGAAACTAAATAATGGCAATTTTTTCACAAGACCAATCCCAAGTTTCATGGCAATATGAAACCGGAACATATGCTACTCCAACTGGAACTTCACAATGGCCAGGACATGTTCAATCACATAATCCTAGTGAAGACACTGGAGTAAATAAAAAAGTAATTAGATATATAGGGGCAGGAGATAGAAGTCTTTCTACTTTTATAGATGGTCCTTCTTCTTATGCAGGTACTCTATCTTATTTTCCTACAGATTGGAAAATATTAAAATTTGCATTAGGTAAGAATGCTGATGCTGGAAGTCCTTCTCCTTATACACATACTATAAGCGAAGCTAATAGTGATAATTCTAATGGAGAAATAGCACAGCAAGTATTACCTTCATTTTCTGTAGAAGATGCTCAAAGAGTATTGATAGCAGGTAGTGGTTTAAATCTTATAAGGACTTATAAAGGATGTATAGTTGATTCATTTTCAATGAATATGGCTGAAGGAGAACCTATTTCTGTTGAAGTAGGATACACAGCTAAAACTGTAGATTTTTCATCAGGAACTATAGCTACAGTAACAGCAGCAACTACATCACCATTTTTATGGGAACATACACTGATAAATTTAGCAGGAACAAAATTAAACACAGTTAAATCTTCTACATTTTCTATAAAAAATAATTTAGATGCACCTCATTATGTAGATAATACCATAAACATTTCAACACCAATACCAAAAGCTAGAGATTATGAAATGACTCTAAATTTAAATGCTGATAGCTCAAGAACAAATGAAATATACAACCAATATTTTATAGGTGGGAGTACATTTAATGTAGATATATTTTCTGCTGTGGGTTCAGCAACAAATGATATATTGATAGCGATGAGTGGTTGTAAACTAACTGGATTTAGTGATACATCAGCGACAGAAGGTGTAGTAGAACATGTATTAACTATTATTCCAAAAAATGTATCTGTAATTGTAGATGATGCAATACAATTTTACAATGCAGGAAGTTATGCAGGAACTGTATAAGGAGGTGAATGAATGGTAATAAATAAAGAAGATACTTTATTTAATAGAGATGAAAAGGGAGAATTACTTCCTATTGAAATCTTTATAGATAAGTTAAAAGATAGTGTAAAAGTTATTCCTTTAACTAGAGGTGAATTAAGAAAATTAGGATTAGGATTGATAGAAGGAGGAACTACAAAAGACCAAGATGCTGAATTAATACTAAAACATTGTATTTCTCCTAAATATACAGAAGAAGAAATCAAATTTATTAAATCTACAATAGCAGATAATATAGTATTAGCCATTTTAGAAGCTTCTGGTTTAGATATAAATAAAGCAAAAAATTCAGTTGATAATGCAATTAATGATTTTGAGAATGAATTAAAAAAAAAATGAAAATAAAACGTAAACAGAATCTTGCTTTTTTTTTACACCAAACAGGATATAATTTTTTTAATGAACCTAAATTAACAAACTGGGAGGTTATGCATCTTGTAGATTATCACAATGAAATAGAAAGAAAAAAGGAAATTGAGATAATCAAACAAAGACATAAAAATAAATAATGGTGAGTGGATTAGGAGGACTTGCACAAGCAGCATTAGGAGGAGGAGCAGCAGGAGGAGTCATTTCTATTATAATCAGAGCACAGGACCAATATTCTAATGAAATGCAAAAAGCCGCGGCTTCTACAGATAGACTTAAAAATTCTGCATTAGCATCAGCTGCTAAAATGACTGTTCTTGGAGCAGCTATAGGAATTACTGTTAAATTTCTCGGAGATGCTGCACAAGCTGGTTTAAAATTTGAAACAGCCCAAGCTAAATTTAATGCCACTACAACTAATTCCAGTAAACTTTTAAAAGATTTACAAGATGCTTCTAAAGGAACTGTTAGTAATTTAGATTTAATGACTAATTCTAACCAAGCTTTAGCGTTGGGAATAGACCAAAATAAATTACCTGAATTATTAAAAATATCAGGGGCCTTAGGACAACAAACAGGAAGAAGTGTTACTGAAGCATTTGGGGATATAACAAGAGGTATTGGAAGACAAAGCCCTCTTATTTTAGACAATTTGGGTATTATCATAGATAGTAACGCAGCTTATGATACATATGCTAAAAAAATAGGTAAATCTGCAAGCGAATTAACTGTTGCTGAACAAAAAACTGCCTTTTTAAATGCTGTAATAGAACAAGGAAATAAGAAATATGCTGAAAGTGGTGGTTTAATAGAAACTACTGAAGTTAAATTAGCAAGGTTAACAACATCATATGATAATTTTAAACAAAAAGTAGGAACAGGATTGATAAATGTAGGAACTAAATTATTAGATTGGTTTTCAGGATTAGGGGAAAAAATAAAACCTATGACAGATAAAATGTTACCTGAATTAAAATCTGCCTGGAGTGGTTTATTTAGTGAATTTGGTGGTGGAAATAAGATATTATCAACTTTAAGTGATATAATTGGAAAATATATTATCATTTCTATTAAAATAATGTTAACATTATTAACAGGTCTTGCATTAGTTGTTAGAGAAAATATTTTGGGTTTTAAAATTATAGCAGATACAATTTATGTATTCGGATTAAGATTAAAAGAAGCAGGTTTACATGCTAAAATATTTTGGAATACATTAACTGGTCAAGATACTACGCTATTGAATGCACAATTAACAGATACTTCATTAAAAATATCAGAAGTAACAAATAGATTAGCTACTAATAAACAAGAATTTGTAGATACTGGTGAAAAAATAAAACAACTCGGTCCAAATTTAATTCAAAATATCAAAAAACCTATGGAAGAATCTGCTGAATCAGCAAAAAAAAGTGGAAAAGTTTTAATAGAAACTGCTGGTGAAGTTACAAATGCTTGGGGACAGGCCGCTACAAGTATTAATGATTTTCAGGCCGCAGTAGATAATTTAAATAAACAAAAAGCAATGGCTTCTGGTATAATAGGAGGAACATCTGTAGCGAGAGAAGAATTTACTAGAACAATAGAACAGGCCAAGGCATATGGAAGTACAATAACCTCTTTCACTAGGGGAAATATTCAAAATACCGCAGAAGGAGGAATAGTAATGAGTCCACAAATAAGAAGGATAGGAGAAGCTGGGCCTGAAGCCATTATTCCATTAAATAAAACCAATAGTATGGGTGGAATTACTATTAATATAGGAACTATAACAACTGCATCAGCTCGTCAATTTGCAGATGATTTAATGGGAATACTTAATACAAGATTGCAGGCTACAGGGAGAATAAGATAATGACATTTTTTTCAAGAGTAGATATTGGTGGAAATACAAATATATCTAATGCTGAATATATAGGTGTTAATGCTCAACAAGATTCCGTTTCTGATTGTACAATTAATTTCCCGAATGATAAAGGAAGTTATTCAGGAACGTTTGCTATTGGAAACATCATAAATATATGGGTTGGTTCACCTGCTACTCAAGATAAAATTTTTAATGGAGTTGTAACGGATTTATCTTATACAAGTCTCCCTAATCAAAGAGAATTTATAACAGTACAAGGTCATGATATGACTAAAAGATTAAGAGATGTTACTGCGAATGATTTATATGTAGGATTATCTGCTGGTAGTATAGTTAAATCAATAATATCAGCAGAAACAAGTGGTATAACTACTAACAATGTAGATGATGGGGCAACTTTAAATAATATACAATTTAAGAAACGTCCTGTTATAGATTGTATTGGTGAATTAGCAGAACTTTCAGGATATGATTGGTGGATAGATTCTGGCGCAGATTTACATTTTGTTTCTAGAAATTCTATAAGTTCTGGCAAACAATTATTAGCTGGTTCATTGGGAAATATAACTAATTCTATATGGTCTGTTAGTGATAGAGAATTAACAAATTCTGTAGTAGTATATGGTGGAAGAAGAGTAGTTGCCCAGGTTGGTTCTTTTGGAACAGCTGGAACAGGTTCAGTATTTACTTTAGATGATAAACCATATGACACTAAAGTAAAAGTTAATGGTGTTATAAAGGAAGGGGGAATTTTACAGCAGTTTGGAACTCCTCCAACAGGAATACAATATTTAGTTGATTTTGATAATAAACAAATTATTTTTACTTCTGGGACAGAAGCAGGAAATAATATTCCCTCTTCAGGTACAAATGTAGTAACTGTTGATTACAATAAACAAGTACCTGTAGTTAAATTAGCAGAAGATAGAATAAGTATAGATAAATATGGAAAAAAAGAAAAAGTAATTGTTAATGAAGAAATTAAAGACCCAAGACAGGCAAGAGATATAGCATTAGCAGAAATACAAGATTTTTCTACTCCTGGATTGAATGGTCAATTCAATGTAAAAGGAATTAATATGATACAACCAGGTCATACTGTAGATGTTTACATACCTTATACTGCAGCAAGTGGGACTATGAAAGTAACTAATGTTTCTTATAATATAAATCAAAATACTTTAAAGTCTGAACAAATTTTATCTTTACAAGCTGGTACAAGGAAAGGAAATATTTCTGATGCTTTCGCAGATTACATGATATCACAGCGTCAATTACAAGCTGAAAAAATAGATGTAAGTGATATATTATCTAGGTTAATGAATCTTGCAGGTTCTGTACAAATTAGTATGTTATCATGGTATGTTAAAACAACAGATGTAAGTGGAGCATCTATTTGGGATGCAGGACATACTGAGTGGGATAGTGCTACATTTACGTGGGATAAATCAGGAACCAATGCAGTTACAACACAAAGGTCTGGAGGAACCTTCTAAATAAATTTAAATATATAAAAGAAATTATAAAAATATGGCAATTATAGCAGGACAACAAATAGCTGCAGATGATGTAATGAACGCATTTGGTAAGATTATTAAAAATTCTTCACAAGCGATATTTAATCAATATTATAAAGGATGGGATGCTAATCTTAACGTAAGCGGAACTCCTAACTATACTAATTTTGCTGCAGACCCTTTTATTACTCTTGGAAGTTCTCAACGCAGAACTACTTTACATATAGGAAGTCCGACATATAATCAATCTAATTTCAGTGGTGGAGCTCCAACAGGTTTCTATGTAGATATTGATGCAGACGCAATTACTAATACAGGAAGTTTTGGAATTTATGGTTGTAACTTTGCACAAATAGGTAGTAATAGATGGAGATTGCTATCTACAGGAGGAGCGTTATATGGTACAAATAGAGCAAGAGTTATGGGTGTATTATTCGTAGGAAGTCCTACGCCCTTTACAGGTTCACCATATCAATTTAATTCTCCGAGAGCGAGCAGTACATACATTACAACACCAACAAAATTCGCAAGTCCAGACCCGATGGATTATGGTAGAAGAGCCTCAACAGCTATTGTAGCTAAAATAGATTTAACTAATAATCAATCTGGGGGAAGAACTTTAACTTTTCCAGCAAGTGTAGGTAGTATTGAATCTTGGTCAAGCGTAATTAGTGCAGCACCAGTAGGTAGGTGGGAATTACCAGCCGAAACTGTGCTTAACGATGGTAATACGGATGAATTTTACACAGATTTAACTGCAGATATAAAAGTAAACGAAACTTCTGCACATTTAAAAATGACAGATACAGGAGCAGATGGTACTGGAGGAGTTGCAGCGATGTGGCTTATGTCAGGAGTAACTACATTTAATGCACTATATTCTCAAGCAGGTTCTGTAACTGTAGCAGCAACTAAAGATTTTAATGTTGATGATGGAATGCCTGTATTTTCGGCCTTAACGCATCCTGGAAGTGAATATTTCGTATCAAATAATTATGGAGGAGGAACTGGAAGTATTACTAATGTAATAGTTGTAGCAAACACAGCTACGAGCGGAACTAACGCAACAACCTCTTGGGAAACATCTAATAGAACTATTGAAGATATGGAAGCGGTTACATTAAATCAGATATTCAGATTTTCAAATTCAGCAGGAAGTAATTTATTTATAAAAGGATGGATATTAACAAGCGGCACTAATGCTGCCAGACAATCTATATCTGAATATGCTACAACTTGGAATTTATACTAAAAGAGGAATTTAAAAATTAAAAATGACAGTTACAAACATAGCTAGAGAATATATTGCTGCGATATATGGAGGCAGTGCTTTAGGTTCTCCTGCTTATATAGCAATAGATACAGGTTCACAAGCATGGTCTAATTCCACAACAGGATTAACAACAGAATCAGATAGAAATTTGGTATCATCTATAGATTTATCTACATTGCAACAAGTTACATGGACTGTAGATTTTAATTCAGTGGAAATGTCAGGTTTAAGTTTAAAAGGATTTGGTTTATTTCCTTTATCATCAGGAGGAAAAACACACGCAGGAGATGGATTTGCAGCTTTACAATTTGATGGAACTGAAGAATTACAAATACAAATTTCATTAAATGTGATTTAATATTTTAACTATAATCTTAAAATATATAAATAGGATAAATTTAAGATAAAATGGAGGTTAAAATGGGAAAAGAATGGTATAAAAGTAAGACGATATGGACCGCTATTGCGGCAGGTGTATTGACTACTATATATCAATTAGGATATGTAGATGCTAGCCAATTCCAAACAATTGGAGGAGTATTAGCTGCATTTGGTCTATATGCTTTAAGAGACGGAATAGGTAAACCTATTGCACCAATACTAAAACAATAGTGTTTATCTTTTTTATTTTTTTTATTTTCTAATTGTAAAGTTTTTTTGTTTACAAGCAGGACATTTATCTTTATCCATAAATCTCCAAACAGCAACAATTAAACCCGGAATTACAAAGGCAAATAACAATATCATTGTTAATATACCCCAACCCACACCATAAGTAGTAGGTTGTACAGTTGCTTTACAATTCTTACAATACAAAAGTTGTGTCATATTTATTATCCTTATTATAATCCACCCTGCAATCAATATCAATATGCTGCCTATTATTTTTGGCAGAGACTGATAACCTAAATCGATTAGCTTAATTTGAGAAAAATTCCCTAATAGTGGGATTTGGACTATATTCCCAGTCAGCATTTC